TGGGATGTCCGGCAAGGTATGCAGGGTCGTCATCTTACCCAAGTGATTGTCATAGATCATGCAGGAAATATTGTCCACATTCCGTGAGTGTGCTACCCTAGCGGTGAGGACATCCCGGCAGCCCCTTCGGGCAGCCCAGGTGTCCTTTTCACATAATGCTCAAACTAGCCGACCTCGGACGTAATGCCTGGGTCGGTTTTTTGATACCCAACCAGCCCCCAGCCGTAACGGTGTGGGGGCTTTCGTGTACCCGGAATGGGAGGAATCACCATGAAGAACCACCTGAAGCGACATCCCTACCTTCGCTTCATCGACGCCCCGTCCGCAGAAACGGGAGGGGACGCGCCGGCCGCACAGGAAACCCCCGCAGCCGCCGCTGAGGCTACGGCCCAGCAGGTTGACTGGGAGGCTGAGGCCCGGAAATGGAAGGAATTGTCCCGCAAGAATGAGTCTCGGATGAAGGAAAACGCCGAAAAGGCGCGCCTCTATGACGAGGCTCAGGAGCAGGGCAAGTCCGAGCTGCAGAAGGCGCAGGAAGCGGCAGCGAAGGCTGAGGCGCGAGCTGCGGCGATGGAGGCCGAGGCGATGCGAGCGAAGGTCGCGGCAGCGACGGGCGTTGACGCGGACCTGCTGTCTGGCTCGTCAGAGGAGGAGCTGAGGGCGTCTGCTGAGCGTCTCCTGGCGTGGCGAGGTGCGCAGGTACCCAAGGGTGCTCCCGCGGCTGATGCGGGGGTTCGTGGTGACGAGATCAGGGCTGCCAGGCAGCTCACCAGGGATGACCTCAAGAAGATGTCTCCCGCAGAGATCATCAAGGCCCGTCAGGACGGGCAACTGAACAACATCATGGGCATCGCATAAGCGAGCCGAGAAAGGACACACAATGACTCTCACGCATTTCATTCCGGAACTGTGGTCGGCCAGCATCCTCGAGAACTTCCGCCGTGACACGGTGCTCGTCGGGATGGCCAACCGCGAGTACGAGAAGGACTTCACCGCGGGCTCGAAGATTCACATCCCCGGCATCGTCGATGTGAAGGTGAAGGACTACAAGACCGGCGCGGTGACTGCGTCCGGCGGCGCTAAGGTGCCGCGCACGACCGTCCCCGATGCCGTGGAGTCCACGGGCATCGAGATCACCATTGACCAGGAGAAGAGCTTCGACTTCCTGGTTGATGACATCGACGCCGCGCAGGCGAACCAGTCTCTCGACGCCTACACCAAGTCGGCGGCGGCGGCACTCGTTGAAGACGCGGAGACCTTCCTGACCGCAATGCTTACCTCCCGGGGCACGGCGGTGACAGGCATCGCGAACCCGACGAACTGGGAGACGGCATACGCCGCGATCCTGAAGCTGCGCGGCAAGCTCTCGGCCGAGAAGGTCCCCGCCATGGACCGCGTCCTCCTGATCAACGCGGCGTTCGAGGAGTTCCTCCTCTCCGACGGTTCGAAGCTCACCAGCTTCGACAAGTCGAACATGACGGACGGCCTCCGCGAGGCGACGATCGGTCGTCTCCTGGGCTTCGACGTGGTCACGAGCCCCTGGCTCGATAACACGAAGCCGATGGCCGTCGCGTTCCACAAGCCGTCCGTGGCCTACGTGTCCCAGGTCGAGAAGACCGAGTCGATGCGTGCCGAGCAGACCTTCGCGGACCGTGTTCGCGGTCTGCACGTCTACGGCGGCGCGGTCCTGCGTCCCAAGGCGATCCAGGTCTTCAAGGCGGCATGATGCGGGTCAAGGGAGACAACGGGATCGAGTTCGAGCTCGCGGACGAGGTCGCCACGGCAATGATCACGGCAGGCATCCTCGAGGAGACCACCTCCGATGAGGCCTCGCCTTCCAGTGAAGACGTGCCGGCCGACGAGGGCGACACTGCTGAGGAGACCTCGAAGAAGTCCAAGAAGTAGGGGGGACGATGCCTGTTCCGCTGGTAACTGTCGAGGACATCGAGGCCGCTCTCGGCCGTCCCCTCACAGACTCGGAGTCGGCGCGGGCAACGTTCATCGCTGACAAGCTCGCCGAGGCCTTCCGACAGCGCGCACGCCAGACGTTCACCGTCGAGGCGTACACGCACCGCCTGAAGGTCGACGCGGGCGGACGAGTCGTCCCCACACGGGCGCCGCTCGTCTCCGTCGAGGCTGTCACGACAGACGATGGGCAGGCGATCCCCTACAACGTCAGGCACGGCTTCATCCAAGTCGGCGCACCTGCGAACGAGTTCGTTGTCGTCACCTACGCGGCAGGCCTCGCCGAGGTCCCCGCAGCGGTGCGACTACAGCTCGCAGATAGCGTGCGACGTATCCTCCTCATCCCCGACGCCGCCGCTCAAGGGGCAACCCAAATGACCGAGACGACGGGACCATTCACGCAGACCCGCCAGTACGCCACCTGGGCCGTAGGCGGCCAAGCCATCCTTTCCCCAGACGACCAGGCGCTCGCGGATGTGTACCGCCCGCGCCGTGCCGGACATGTCTGGGTGATGGGAGGGGCCTGACGTGATGGAGGAATGGAAGACCCCGATCCAGGTAGAAGGGACCGTCCATCGTGACGGGGACGGATACCTCGTCGAGGAATCCAAGCCGCGCCTCATCGGGGGGTGCCTGATCGCGCCGGGACAGTTCACTGTGCCGGGACTCCTCGATCAGGCAGCCTCTGAGCGGGCCGACGAGACCGCGACACTCTACCTCCCGAGGGGAATAACACTGAGCGTCGGGGATGCCATCCGTGTCCCGGCCGAGCACCCTCTCGGCGGGACGTGGAGAGTCGAGGAGCCAGCCTCGCCATGGCCTCGCGGCACGGCTGTCGTGATCTCCCGGAGGTGAGCATGGCAGTCAAGTTCGTGGTCAGCTCGGCCGCGATCGAGGCGCTTCTACAGTCCGCGTCGATCAGCGAAGCAATGGTCAGCGAAGCCGAATCACTGCGTGCGGCGGCGGCAGCAGCGGCCCCGAAAAGGGACCGCGTACTCACCGACGCATACAGGGTCGAGGCTGTGACGGCCACGGTGAAGACGCGCCGAAACGGCTCGTCTCGCAGGGCTGTCGGCCGTGTCATCAATGATGCCCCACACGCCGTGCCTGTCGAGTTCGGGCACTTCGCCAGAGACGGGCGCCGCGTCCCCGGACGCCACACGCTCGGCAAGCTTGCGGGCTCCAAGCGCGCACGACGAGGAGGCCGGTCATGAAGTACAAGGACCCCGTCCAGGTACTACGAGACGCGATCACCTCAGCAACAGGAGCGCAGACAGTACGGGTGATCCAGGAGGGCAGCCTCCCAGACACATGGCCGATGCCGCTCGTGCATGTCTACGCGACCCAATCCCAGGACCTCGATTTCGAGCGTATTACCTCCGTCGTTGTCGACGTGTACGCCAAGACCCCCACAGGGCCGGGCGTCGTCGGCGCGGAGGCGCTCGCGGATGAGGTTGTGGATGCTCTGTCAGTTCGTCCTGTGGTGGGGGCTTCTGGGTGGGTGGATGAGGTTTCTGTGCCGTCCCGCCTGGGGGTGCGCGCCGCATACGGCGTCGTTGAGGTGGTGGGCCTCAGCGTGGAAGTCACTCAACGTCCCACCGACTAACCAAATCTGATCTGGAAGGGAAACCGATATGGCCGACACAACGACCATTGAAGCGCTGAAGAAGAAGCACAACAAGGCGCAGAACGTGCGCAAGGCGCTCAACGTTCTGGCGTTCGTCGCACCGCTCACGACCGCTGTCCCGGACGCGCTGACGGGCGCAAACGGCGCGATGAAGCAACTCTCTGCGGACTGGACTCCGCTGGGAATCTTCACGACTGATGGCGGAGAGATCACGCCTGACGTGTCCGTCGACGACGTCGATGGCCTGGGTTACGCAGAGCCTGTGCGCTCTGACCTGACCAAGGCAACCAAGACGATCAAGCTCAACATCTTCGAGCTGTTCCGCAAGGAGATGCTGAGCCTGACGCACGGCATTGACCTCTCGCAGGTCAAGGCGAACGCGACCACGGGAGAAGTCGTTTTCGACGATCCGCTTCTTCCCTCCATCCCGGAGAAGCGTCTGCTGATCGTCGCAGCCGACGGCCCTGCTGATGACGAGTGGCTGATGGGCTGGTGTTTCACGCGCGCCAAGCTCGTCTCAATGCCGACGATCGGGCTCAAGGCGACGGACGCGATTACTGGCGACCTCGAATTCAAGGCATTCGCCGACGAGGCCGCAGGCACCGCCTGCCGTAATTACTACGGCGGCGCGGCGGCGGCCCAGCACCCCGTCAG